CAGTCCAGCATGGGCGTTGTACTCGCCGTAATGTTCTTTCCCCGCCGCCTTCGCAGCGGCCTCCAGCAGTTCACGGTCTGTCATTGCCCCTCCCCGGCCATCGTGGCCTTCAGGCGCTCGATGCGCTTGGTGTGGTAGGTCACCATGGCGTCCGCGTATTCGCGGGCACTGTGGGCCTCCAGCAAGCGCCGGCGGGCCTCGTCGTACTCCTGCGCTGCCAACACTTCGGCAGCAGCGGGCTGGAACAGGGACTTGAACTTGATCCAGGTGTTCATCAGATGACTCCCGCCAGACGCGCAGCGATGGCCGCAGCGGTGAGACCGTCCGAGTCGAGCCCCTCGGTGACCTTCTCCTTGCGCACCACGACCGGCAGGCGCACGACCGCAGTCTCGACCGTGTCGATGTAGTGTGAGGGCACGTACAACTTGACCTGCGGCCAGAGCTTGATCGCCTCGTTGAGCGACTTGCACTTGAGGAGGAACTGCACGATCTGCGCCTGCCGGTCGTTCCAGACCTTCCTGATCTTGCGCTCGGCCTTCTCGCGCTCGACGACAGCCATGACGTGCCGAGCGACGGTGTGGTGGATGTGCAGGTCATCGGCTGCTGCGGCTTCGATGTCGGAGTAGGGAACCCGCACCACGATCTTGGCTTCCCACCCCACGGACGTGCCCGGGGGCACGGGGACGCAGGCTTTGGCGAACTTCACGTGCGCGGTCGTCTCGTTGTGCCCATCGTCGTGCCTGTACAGCGTCTCGAATGCAACGGTCGAGGCTTTGTTGACCCACGACGTCGGCATCTGGGACTTCAGGTGCAGGTGCTCGCCCCACAGGATCTGGGTCGCAAGCGGCTCAACGCCGTCGCCGATGAAAGACTGGACCTCGAACGAGGGGGCGGGTGTTGCGTCGACTTCTGCTGCTCGCAGGTGGCTGATGCGGCCCTCCACCTCGGTGATGAGCAGCTTGGAGATGCGAACGAGTGCCATGATGGCTTACCTTTCAATGATTGAGTGAGGAAGTGGCCCCGAAGGGCCGGGGATCATGCGCGAGACTTGAGCCAGTCGTTGATGACTGCTCGTGCCTCGCTCTTCTGCCGAGCCGTTGCCGTGGGTGACAGCGCCTCGTGGCAGATTTGGAGTAGCCGCTCGAAGGCAGCCAGGAGTTCGTCGAGTTCTTTCATGATGCGTCCATGGTGAAGTGGATGACGTCGCCGTACGGCGCCTCCACATCAGTCGAGATGCACCACACGACAGGATAGGCGGGCTTGCTACTCGGGTCGAACGACGTGTAGCCGTCGGTCAAACACACGAACACCTCGGGGTCGATGCCCTTGTCGTCGAGGTACTTGAACCCGGCCTCCATGTCAGTGCCGCCGCCAGCGTAGAACTCCAGGGCGAACTCCTCACCGCGCTCGAAGGTGTCGTGCTTGCACACCGCAGTGTCGACGTACAAGACGTGCACACGCTCCGGGGCGCACAGCTCGATGATGCGAGCGAGGTGGCCGTTGTAGTAGTTCAACTCACGCGGGCTGATGGAGCCGCTGACGTCGATCTGGATGACGACCTCACCCATCTCGGCGACCTTGCCGGGGGAGGGCAGGTACTGCTCGAAGCGTCGGTTGGGCCGAGCCCACGACACCTCGCCGCGCTTGAACGACGTCATGTAGCGCTCAAGGATCTCGTACCAGGGCGTGCCCGGGTCGATGAGGTCGGCGATGATCTTCTGGAGCGATGCGGGCAGCTTGCCTTGCATCTTGGCAGCCTGGGCAGCCTGCGCGACTTCCACACGCGTCTCGGCGTCGATCTTGTCGGCCTCGTCGGCAGTGAGTGGTGCCCCACGCTCGATCAGGTCGTCGCCGATGCCGCCGGGGCCGTTGCCCGGGCCGCTGCCGTCCTGGTCCTCGGGCAGCTTGTTGTAGATGGCGTCGACCGTGTCGTCCTTGGAGCCGGGCATGTCCACGCCACCGGCGATGAAGTCACCGATCTTGGCGTCCTTGAGCATGTCGTTGATCCAGGCGTCGCCGGCGATGTTCCACCGCTTGGCCTGCCGGGCACCGCGCCGTGAGGCGTGCTGGCCGATGACGTGCCCGACCTCGTGAGCGAGGAGGAACACGGCTTGGTCGACCGTGAGCTTCTCGATGAAGTCCGGGTTGTAGTAGATCTGACCTCGTTGATCGACGGCGGCAGTCGGGATCGACTTGTCGGCGATCAGCTTGCGCTTCAACAGGATGGAGGCGAAGAAGGGGTGCTGGGTGACGATGGCGACCTTGGCCTTGTCGAGCTTGGTGATGGTCATGGGATTACTCTCCTTTGAGTTTGATGAGGGTGCCGTACCAGATGAAGGCTTCGGCGAGTGACACGTGGCCGGGCAATACGTGCGAGGACTCTGCGCGGCCCTCGTTGAACACGTTGATGGCTGTCTCGTCGGGGTTGGTGAACTGCACGACGTTGACGCAGAACGTAGGCGAGCGCCAACTGAGTTGGCGGAGCTTGCTACCCGCCGCACCCATCAGAAGTACGCGGACATCTTGTCCGCTGCCTCTGCGAGCTTGGCGCGTGCATCGTTGCGCACCATGGCGCTGCCCTTGACCATCTCGACGTTGTCCAGGTAACGCTTGGCCAGCGTCTCCAGCTCGTCCATGTGAGCGGTCAGCTCAGGCGTCGGGAACAGCATCAGGCTGCGTGCCTCTTTGATGCCATCGAGCACGTTGGAGATCACGCTGTTGTGGAAGCGTTCGCCCTTCTGGCCCTGGTACTCGCCCAGGCGCTCCACCAGCGCACCGAGGGGCTTGAGCATGCGGTTGATGGTGTCGGCGTTGGCTGCGGCCAGCGCGTCGTTCTCGGCCTGCTCGCAGGCTTGCAGGTCGGAGTCGGACAGGTCGAACAGGAAGTGCCTCGCGTCGGGCATGGGCTGGAACTTGTACTCCAGTGACATGCTGCGTCGGAAGGCGTCAGCGCTCGGGTACTCGTCAACGTGTGCACGACCAGCGGCCCGGCCCGAGTTGCGGTACGCCACGTCTTGCAGCACCAGTTGGTCGTAGTGCGGCATGTAGTGCGTGAGCAGGTGCTCGACCTTGACCGTGCGGTGCTGCACCTCCTGGGTGTAGGCGAAGTAGTTGGCGTTGGGCAGGATGCGCGGGCCAGCGTCCACGTAGGGCAGGGTGTGCGTCTTGTGGTACGTGTAGACCTCGTTGACGGCCGCCATGATCCGGTTGATCGGGCTGTGCTTATCCTGGAACAGCTTGGTGAGCACGGTGATACCGGCGTCACCCTCGGCGGCCTGCACTTTGGCGGTCAGTGCGTTGTCGCGCTTGGTGAGTGCTGCGCGACGGATGGTCAGCTTGACGAGAACGGCCTTGTCGGCCAGCTTGGAAACGCGTGTGAGCATGTTGCTCTCCTTTCAGTTAGTAAGTACGATGATGGCCAGAGCCGTGGCCTTCGCCTCTTCGACGCTCTTGGCCTCGATTTCGATGACGCGAGTGAGGTGGTCGCCACCCCTGCGGTCGATGCGCCACTGCTGCATCCTGTCGGCCCAGTTCGCAGCGCGGGTCAAGCCCAGGTACGTGATGCGCCCCCGGATGCGCCAGTTGACCAAGGCGTCGTCGAGGTCGTGCAGGTCCCACGCCTCTCCGACCCCGCTGTTGGGGCTGTAGCGGGGGGGCCTACGCCACTCCAGGCGAGTCACATCAGGACCTCGGCGTTGCGCGTCGCCCACTCGGAGAACGAGCGGGTGTTCTGCACGTCCTTGCACAGCTTCAACGCATCCTTGACGGTCATGACGTCGAACTCCTTGGGCAGCCGCGCCGTGTAGGTCGTGATGCGGTCGAAGTTGTCCTTCGTGGCCTTGCGGGCCAGCGCACCCGTGATGGCGAAGCGCACCGCCGGGTCATCGGGAACGTCGGCACCCTTGGGGTCGAGCAGCAGCGCGTCGATGTTGGGCAGCGCACGGAAGATCTTGCGAAAGCCCGTGTACTCGGCAGCCGCGCCCTCACCCACCTCGCCGGCCACGTTGTCGAAGAACAGTTGCTCGGGCAAGCTGTCGGGGATGTACGACACACGCTCCCACGAACGGGGCGTCGGGTTGCAGAAGCGGTTGGCGTCGAACTCGGACAGCAAGCCCGGGCGGAAGCGCATGAACTGGATGAGTTCGACGGGCAGGTCATTGTCGAGCGCCCACTCGGACCAGTCGTCGAGGTTCTCCGTGAAGTCGAAGCGCCGCGTGCGGTTGGCGAGCTTGCTGGTGATGCGGTTGGCCCCGCTCTTGTCCTCGGTGCGGTTGCCAGTTGCGATGATGAACAGTTGCTCGGTCAGCGGGAGCTGGCCTGCGTGGCGGTCGTAGATGACGCGGCACAGCGCGTTCTGCATGGCCACGCTGCCGTCGCTGAGTTCCTCCAGGATGAGTGCTGCGCGACCCTGGCCCTGGCGGATGGAGTAGAACTCCTGCGGGGGCAGCCACTCGGAGTGGTCACCCTTGGATGCGGGCAGGCCCATGACGTCGACCGGGTCACGCAAGGATGCGTTGAACTCGATGACCTTGGACGGCTCGATGCCCAGCTCGCCCACGATCTCGCGGGCACATGCGGACTTGCCGCCACCTGGGGCTCCCAGGATGAACGGCACGACCTTGTTGCCGTTGGGGGCCTTGAACTGCTCCAGGATGGAGGTCTTGATGTGTTGATAGCGCATGTTAGTTCCTGTGTGAATGAATGAGAAAGGGAACGTGGGGTGAGATGCTAACTGATTCAGATGCTGGGCGGCAAGAGTTCCTCATAGGGGTTGGAGTTGAAGAGCTTGGCCACGGGAGCGAACGCCACGTTGCCCTCGGCGTCACGGTTGACCATGCACACAGTGGCCACGGGCTCGCCTGTACTGGCGTCGGTGCAGCTCATGAGTGCGAGGTCTCGGTTCTTGGCTGCGCGCAGCAGGTTGTTGAAGTTGGCCTTGTGGCCAGCGGACAGGGCAGGGGATGCGTGTGTCATGCGGTCTCCAGTTGCGGGGTCGGGTTGAGTTTGTGTGCCACGAGGGGCACCATGCCCTGGATGGCGAGGGTCACCATGTCCTCACGCGACAGCAGCGTCGTGCCATCGTCGGGGTGCGGGTGGGTCTGGGAGCGGTGCCTGGATGTGGTCACGCCGAAGCGGTCCTGGTTCTCGTACCACCTACTGGTGGTGCAGTCGTAGACGAACAGCGGCCATGAGCCGTAGCTGTGCACCACGTAGCGGAGGTCGTCTTCGGTCCACCGTGCGTGCAGGTTGTTGCCGTTGAAGGGGCGGCGGCGCATGACGAAGCGTCTGGCGTCGCGGTTGGCGATGCGGTCGATCATGTGAGTTCCTCCGGGATGTCCACCTCGTCACCGAGGCGGGATGCCACGAAGCAGCGCATGGCTGCTATCAGGGGCGTGGGGCCGAAAAACTCGTCAGGCTCTTCGTACTCGTTTAGCTGTAGAGCCGCGCTCCAAAGTGGCCCGAAATAGCGAACGTCTATCCTCTCCCGCTCAATGATCGGCCCTCCTTGGGACCAGGAGGTGGAGTAGCGCATTTCACCAACGGCGTGGCGTTCCTTGAAACGCCACACGGCCCACACGGCCCACACTGCGCCTTCGGCGCTGGCCACGGCCCAATCCAGGGCAGTTCCGGTCAGTTCACTTGTCTTGATCTTCATGTGCACACCCTGCGCAGGCTGCGGATGAAGGAGTCAGCGCTCGGGCTGTTGCGCTCCACGGTCTTGATGACGAAGCCCTGAGCCTTGGCGGCTTCCACGAACACGGCTGCGTCGCAGTCCTCTTCGAGGTACAGCGTGTCCCCGTCGTGGCTGCGGTAGCTGTAGTGGCTGATCCTGGGGATGATGTGCAGGGCCACGGCGAGGGTGCGCGGGACTTCGAGCCAGCCGTGGCCCGGGTCGGTGTGGAAGTTGAGTTGGAGCAGGGTGCTCATGGGGTCTCCATGGTTGAGGTTGTGGGTTGGGGGTTGATTGCTATCGCTGCGGGCAGCAGCAACAGGGCGGCGTGGTTGTCTGGTTCGAGCCTGTAGAGGACTCTCAGCGTTGTCGGGTCCATGTCCATGTATGGACCGCAGTCGTCCCAGGCG